GTTGCTGCCACTTCCTTGTTCTTCGCACAACGTATCAGCTCCTTGTAGAACAACTCTGAATACGTTTCCCGCCACTCAGCAGCTAACGCCCTCTTTGCCGCTGGTTTAATGCAGGACAAGGCTCTTAACATTTCCCGCTTCAGCTTCATACGAGAAGCGTATAAAGCCATCTGTGTATCCTTGCTCGTATCCATGAGCTACCGCCTCATTCATTTTTCCCGCCAACATCTGCACCACTAACTCCGTCTGGCAAAGACGAGTCATCAAAGCCCTACAGACTTCACGCAACTCATCTTCTTCCATCCACAGTAGTTCAGTCATTAAAACCTCTCCATTTGAACAAGTAAAGGTACATATACATCTCCCATCTTCCTCCAGGTTCTTCAAGATGCCAGTGGTAACACTTTTCAGCCATGCCAAGCCAGTATTGATTCTTCATCTTGTTCTCCACACCCGCACCACTAGCCCTTCTGTCTTTGCCGTCAACCCAATCCCCAACCGCCTACTAGCCCTGTAGTTGGCATTCAACACCTTCTGCCTAGCCCCTACAGGCACACAGAAGCTGTCTCCCACATCCATCTCCTCATACGGGTAGGCATACACCACCCTAGGTACAGGTGCAGGTCTACCTGTCTCCAAAGCTATTTCAGTAATCATCCTCTAACCCTCTCTACAGATAACTCTATCTTACAGCCATCACGGATTGTTTGCAACAACCCTGGTCGCCCCACGCAAGCATGGGGCAAAAAAAAGAGCTACGCAAGTGGTAGCTCTAAATTCCTCTAGGGAACATGACAAACACGGCTGGGGACTGCCGTTTATGTACGGGGAAACAGCAGGGACGGCAGACCCTTTTAACCCGTTTTCACTCCCCATGCGTGTTAGCACATGACCGCTATCCTACCAGAAACCTATTTTTTTCTGGGGGGAGCGAGATGTGGGGTGCACCTCTTTACATATCTCACGACCCATCACCTGTCGCCACTGCTGCTGCTGTGTTGCTGCATCTTGTGCACACTACCCAACCCCAACCCGATAGCATCATGATAGCACTCTAGGGCACTGTAGCGTCTCAGTAGGTCAACCCCAACCCTACCCCAACCCCCATGTAATTCCCGTAGGGCGGGTAGTGGAATATAGTCGCATTACCCCTTATGCATAAAACGCATAAGCTACACTATAAGACAATAACTTATAAAGACAATAAGTATAGTAACCTTATATATATTATATATCCCTACTGTATACACCGGGTGAATCTTATCATAAATAAGACTATAACACTGTAAGGGTATACATTAGGGAAATCCACTAGCGTTGATTTATAACGATATTTTATGGGTTGGCACGATTCTATTATGCTATATATGTGTAGGGGTCAAAAAATCACTACACCTAACCTAACCTAACCTAATGGAGCTAGTAGCATGATTCTCAAAGCACGATTCAACAATGGCATCGATAACCTTAACGCATTGGTTGACCAGTACACCAAATTAAACGGGCACGTTAAATTTCTTACTTGCAAGGGCATTCTCGATTCTCAGAGCGAGATAGTTGGCGAGCAAAATGAAATTATGTTTTTTATCGGTTTTGTGGCTGGCTTGGGCGTACACACATTGGAGAGTGTGACTAAGGTCTGAGAGTGCCACCTACTAGCCTATTCAGTAGGCTAGTAGATTGTCATTCGACAATCAAACCCTAACCCTGAGGATAGTATCCATGAAATTATCAAAAATCATATCCGGCATAGCACTAGGCAACACCTATGACGAAAAGGCATTGTTGAAGTGCTTAAAAATGAAGCTCATTTTGCGTAATGAATATTTTGATGTCATTCAACGCTATTTGGCTGGTAACACCAAAAATGGAGACCATATCTTATTGCAAGATATTTCCGTTTGTTTGCATAAGGTAGGGGCATAACATGAAAACCATACCGATTCAACCCATGCGTAAGCTTGAAGCAGCACTAGTGGCTGGCAGCGTAACGCAAACCACAAAAATGCCGTGCAAGAGCTATAGCTTACCTACTGTGGCTTGCATTACCGGGTTCAAAATGGCACAGATACCCGGTTCTATCTGCTCAACATGCTATGCCAACAAGGGTAATTATGTGGCTTATGCCAACAACATAGAACCCGCACAACATGCACGTTTAGACTCATTACATGATGCATTGTGGGTTGATGCTATGGTTTCCCACATTGGAAACGATAGCTATTTTCGCTGGCATGATAGTGGCGATTTACAAGGCCTGTGGCATCTCGAGAAAATAGCACAAGTGGCACAGTTAACCCCTAATTGTCTCCACTGGTTGCCAACCAGAGAATATTCTATGGTTAAGGCCTACATAGCTAAACATGGGGCACTGCCAGACAATTTGATTGTGCGATTGTCTGCAATGTACGTTGACAAGCTTGTCACTATCCCAGCAAGCTTGCAAGGCCAAGCTAACGTCACTGTGTCCAATGTACACACAGTAACCCCTATGGGTTTAGAGTGCCAAGCACCTAAAAACAAGGGTCAATGTGGGCCATGCCGGGCATGTTGGGGCACTGAGCCTGTATCGTACAAAGCACATTAATGCAAAGCCTGTAGACCCTTACACAAGGGTTTATGGGGTTTGTAGTGATACAAGCCTAAACCTAACCTATCGGAGAATTGACAATGCAACGAGTAATGCAAGCAAAATATCCCGGGCGCTGTGCTGTGTCTGGCGCTGCCATCTATCCCGGCGATACCATTAAATTCGATACATCTACCCGTAAGGCTTGGCTTTGCGAGCATGATGATGCCGGGGTCTATATCGCACAGCGTACAGCGACTAAACCCGCATATGTGTCGGATGTTTTCCGTTTTGGTAATAATGAGTTTTACCGCAACAAGGCCGGACGTTGTGAGGATGCCCCTTGTTGTGGGTGCTGCACCATCTAACCCGTTTAGCCCCCTTGTCGGGGCTATAAAGCCCCATCTAGACCCCTAACCTTGGAGATAACACCATGAACACCACCCCTGGCCCCTGGCACGTGCAAGGCCGCTACATAGTACCCGCTGATGATGGCCCATCTATCGGTTCTGCTGTAGCACTCAAAGCCCCAAGCCTGAAGAAACAACCCGACTTTGATGCAGTGGCCCATGCCAATGCCCGGTTGATGGCTGCTGCCCCCGAGTTATTGGCTGCACTGAGTGAGTTGGTAGCAGAAGCAGATAGCCCCCAAGGGTGGGACGGTCACCCCCACCCCCATACCTACGGTTTTCAAATGGCACGAGATATTCTTAGCAAGATGAAGATTTAACCCTGGAGAATGCCCCATGAATAAACACACCCCCGCCCCCTGGTATTTCAGCGACAACACCCGGTACAAAAACCCCTGGACAACCAACCCCTACAGCATCACCGTGCGGAAACCTGGGGTTCACGGCACAACCATTGCCAACATCCCCAACAGACGGTCAGTGCCAGACGATGAAAAACGGGCCAACGCCCTTTTGATTGCACACGCCCCTGAGCTGCTGGGGTGCGTTATTTCCATGCTACGTTGGTACAGCAACCGCCTAGACGGGCATAACATCAGCCCCATTCAGAATCAGCCCCCAGAAATTCAGAGGGCCATGATTGTTTTTAACAAAATTACTGGAGAAAATTATGCTTAAAATTAAGCCCCAAGACCTGAACCCCACTGTCCGCAGATACCCCCGTACCCTGCAAGAGGCATTCCCCCAGCATGACTGGGAAACTGTGGATAAGACTGTGTATAAGGTTAACCCTGATGATGTTCTGTGCCTTATAGCCCTTTTCAGTCTAGGGTTTCTGCTTGGCATCCTAGTGGGTGAGATGTAACATCCGCCCCATTGCCGTGAGAAGCAATAACATGAAGCCACTTAATTCTACTCTCGCCCTTGGTCTTTACTTTAGGGTTCTCACCGAGGGTAGAGCTAAGTGGCTTTTTTTATTGCCCCATGTCATTCGTACCCCACACGTTAGCAAGCACCTAGATGGGTGGCGTGGGAGAGAACATAGGGCAGCGCATCACCCCGCTGACAACCCTCGCAGACTGTGTGCGTGGTACTGCTCAAGACGGAGGGACATGGTGAGACAAGACCCCCATCGAATGAAACGCACCCTTAAGGGGAAGCTAGTGCGCCAAGCGCATGGGCTTAGTGTGAGGCTTCTCACCCTTGGGGAACCTATGCCTGAAAGGAAAGTAGCCCCATGAACGTACAGCAAGCACAGAGAATCCTAGCCCGACACAAAGAGGGTGACGTTTACCCCCAATGGGTAATCAACACGGCCCTTTATTTAACTGGAGACATAGATGAAATGCCCACAATGCCAAGCCCCCACAGAGGTGGTGACCAGCAGACTGAGACAAGCGAATTACATCTACAGAAGAAGGATTTGTTTTAACCAACACTATTTCTCAACCCAGGAAGTAGCAGTAACTGCCCCCAGCCCCAAACTCAAGAGAGGAAGACCCCGTAATGAAAAACCTTGACCCTGAAGATGAAGCATTTGAAGAATTGTCTTTGAAACAAGGTCACTGGCAGCACACCAGTGGCTGGCGTAAGAAACAGATTCTGGAGACAAGCATGACAAGAGATGAAGTAGACATCATGTGGCAACAGGCTATGCGCCAGTCTGTTGAAGCTGGTGAGGTGTACGTACGCTATCACTTTGCCAAACTGGTAGCCGCCAAAGCAAGGGGACAAGCATGAAATCAAGAACAGTATTTATGGCCCTTATGCGGGGCAGAGGCTACACCCTAGAAGAACTGGAGTGGAATGGCAGCAAGTTCATTCGCCCCGCCATGCAAGGCAGATGGGGATATTTCCTCATGGGCTGGGAGATGAGGGGAACACAATCAACAGAGACAGGAGGGTAAACACCTACACACACTAACCAGATACCTGTATAATTTAATCTCACCCTAACCTCAACAAAGGAAGTTCCACATGAAATTCTGTATAGATTGCAAGCATTTTGCGATGGAGAAGCACTCCATCAACCCTGAGCTTGGTAGATGCGCCATAGTACGTGCTACAAGCCTCGTAACGGGGCTTATAGTGCCTCTTGATACCTTGCCCTTCTGTGCTGTGCAACGCTGCACTAGCAAGCCCTGCGGCCCTGATGGTGCGATGTTCGCAGAGAAGGAGGCCAGCAATGTCTGACTTCAGCCCTGAAACACGTAACAGCGCATGGTGGTCTGGCGACTCCCGCCGTGCAGCATCCGGCAAAGCTGGGGAAGTAATACTCACAAAGCTGGGCAAGATGGAGATTCCTGACCTGTCCGGCATCGAAGCTGTGCAGATGGGTCATGTGATGGAACCCGTTATTGCTAACCTTGCCAGCGAGAAGTTGGGTGTGCGGCTGGAGAAGATTGAGGAAGCTCTCACGCATCCCAAGCACCCCTGGCTGCGCTCACACTTTGACTACCACGGGAAACTCAATGGCGAAAATATCCTGGTCGAGTGTAAAAACTACAACGCTGCTGTTAGAAGTAAGTTTGACGATAGCGGCCTCATCCCTGCTGCTGACATGGCTCAACTTATCCATGAAGCGGCGGTATACGGCATACGGAATATTTATCTGGCTGTGCTATTTGGCGGTCAAGAGTTTGTGCTTATTCCGTTCACCATCACTGACGAGCAAAAAGAGGAGCTTATACAGCAGATGGCTGTCTTTTGGGGACATGTACAAGCCGGAACAGTCCTACCGCCAGAGACTCCTGAACAGGCACGACTGATTTACCCGACAGGACTGGACAACACCAAGATGGCCTCCAGGACGGTGGAGGAGGCTTGCCGCACCCTACAGGTGGTCAAGGGTCAGATAAAGGCTTTAGAGGCTCAGGAAGCGGCTCTGATGACCCTTGTGCAAGGTTACATGGGTGAGTGCAACCAGTTGGCTACCTTTGACGGGTCAGTGCTGGCAACCTGGAAGAACGCCAAGCACAGTGAGAGGTTTGACAGCAAGCTGTTTCAGTCTGCCATGCCGGAGACTTACGAGAAGTTTGTGGTAAATATCCCAGGTTCACGGAGGTTCTTAGTCAAATGAAAGCCTACCCATTTATCCACAAACACCCTACGTCTGGGCAAACGTCTATGGCAGAGGGTATGGATTTGCGTGACTACTTTGCTGGTCTTGCTTTGCAAGGTTTAGTTGCAAGCGGAACATATCCCACGGGAATAATGTTTGATACGGCAAAAGAAGCCTATCAAATGGCAGACGCAATGATGAAGGCCAGGGAGGTCAAGAATGAGCATTCTTAGCATTTACATGCTGGCTTTCTGTTCCCTGATGGAACTGTCTATAACTATTTTGGAGAAACTCTTATGAGCAATATCGTTCCGCTTGCGGACATTCAGAAGATGGCAGAGGTTGCTGCCACCAGCAAGATGTTTGGGTTCAAGAACCCACAGGAGGCTATGGCAATCATGTTGCTGTGCCAAGCAGAGAACCTGCACCCGGCAATAGCCATGCGGGATTTTCATGTCATCCAGGGCCGTCCAGCTCTGAAAGCAGATGCGATGCTGGCAAGGTTCCAGCAAGCTGGTGGAAAAGTTGAATGGAAGGTATACACAGATGCAGAAGTTACAGGCGTATTTAGCCACCCTCAAGGGGGTTCGCTTGAAGTTACTTGGACGCTCGCCCAGGCGAAATCCATTGGTATCGCCACTAAGGATAACTGGAAGAACTATCCACGTGCAATGCTTAGGGCAAGGTGTTTATCAGAGGGTATCCGTGCGGTCTATCCAGGTTGCGTGGTTGGCGTATACACACCCGAGGAAGTACAAGATTTTGAACCCCGCAAGGCGGTGGATATGGGAACAGCAGAACGTGTTGATGAAGTCCCGAAAGATGTGGGAGTGGAAGTGGCAGATGGGGCATATCACCTCTATGTCCCAGGCAACGACAAGCCGTATGCCAGCTACCACAGCACAGACGAATGGATAGAGGGTTACTGCTCTCTGGTTCACCGCATCTCTGTCTCACCCAAGTTCAGCGATGCTGAGAAGGCTGAGAAGCTGGAGGCTTTGAAAGGCACTAACGTGGTGGTTACCACCCAGTTTGATAGCTTCACCAACATCAAGTTGAAGGGTGAGATTGTCAAGGCTGGTGGGAGCATCACTCCCCCAAAGCCGGAACCCCTGCCACCCACAGGCTCGGAACCCAACGAGCCAGTATTTTGAATCACTTGGAAAACATTGGGCCGCTAACACCCAGAGAGGCACTAGACAACTATGGCAGCTTCAGGTTGGCGGCACATATCGAATATCTCCGGCGGCAGGGATACCCAATCCACACTTCAATGGTTTCTCAAGGTGGCAAAGACTTTGCCAAATACTCACTACGAAAGGATAGAAATGGCCTCTAACCCACATCAAGAACAGCCCGGGATGGGTGTGTGCTACTGGGAGGAAGAATCCCAACGCAAGTCACCCAAAGGGCCAGACTTCAAAGGCTTTGTCGTTCTGGAAATGGACTACAAAGCTGGCGAGAAGTTGAAGCTGGCACTGTGGCAAAAGCCTACTAGCCGTGGCTACAACTTGCTGGCAGTCAAGGAAGACAACTGGCTCAAGAAGAAGAAGCTGGAAGAGGGTAGACCAACAGAGGTGCAGCCAAAGTACAGCATCAGAAAAGATGATGACGATAATTCGATTCCCTTCTGATGGCTAAGGATTCGCCAACATCGAGAACCCTGGAAGTTTTGCGTGAGCAAGGCTACACAGTGGCTATCGTTGAGAAGTGGAATCCACACGCAAGGATTCGACAAGACCTTTTTGGGTTTATCGACATTCTTGCCATCAAGAGGGACGAGACACTGGCGGTGCAAGCAACGGCCTCTGGCGTGTCTGAGCGCATCAAGAAAATCATGGCTAGTGACCTCTTACCAAAAGTAAGAGAAGCTGGCTGGAAAATCCAGGTCTGGGGCTGGCGCAAGTCAGCTAAGACCAACAAGTATGTTTTAAGAATCGAGGATATATCGTGAATCAGCAACCCATTCAACCATCTCAGAAGTCACTGGAAAAAGGGCGTAATGCCGTTGAGTACACTCAGAAGTTTCTCAACATGTCTCTCCAGGAAATCTGGAATATCGCTTACACCTCTGGGTTTGAGGATGCGATGGAGATTGTGAAAACAGATTCGCAGCCGGGAGCGGCCTCAGCGCAAAGCTGAAGGTTAGGACTCTGCTGGCAGACCAGAGTTATCCCGACAGTCTGCCACCTAACCAACAAGGAACACCATGAGCAAAGCACACATCTTTATCGCCACCCCTATGTATGGCGGCATGTGTACCGGGTACTTCACCCAGTCACTGTTGACCGCCGCAGGAGTACTGCGCCAGCATGACTACGACATGAGCTTTAGCTGCATGTTTAACGAGAGCCTTATCCAGCGAGGCAGGAATGCACTTGCACACGGCTTCATGCAAAAGGCAGAAGCAACCCACTTAATGTTTATAGATGCAGATATTCGCTTCAATCCAGCAGACATTGTGAAGATGGTGGAAGCTGACGTTGATGTTATCTGCGGCATGTATCCCAAGAAGGAAATCAACTGGGCTGGTGTTGAGCAAGCCGTGAAGGAGGGTGTACCGCAAGACCAGCTGAAGACCCGCACAGGTTCTCTGGTAGTCAATCTGGTGGACTACAAGGGTGCTGTCACCGTACCTGCTGACCAGCCTGTAGAGATATGGAACGGTGGCACAGGGTTCATGCTCATCAAGCGTGAGGTGCTGGAGAAGCTATCCACTCTTGTGCCCAGCTATGTCAATGACGTAACTTTCCTGGACGGCACTATCAAGCAAGACCGTATCGTTGAATACTTTGCTTGCGGCATTGAGCCGGGTACAGAGCGCCTGTTGTCAGAGGATTACTATTTCTGCATCAAGTGCCGGGAGCATGGCATCAAAGTGTATGCCGCACCTTGGGCAGTCCTGGGCCACTTTGGTACGTACTTGTTTGAGGGCGGCTTGCTGCCAGCGCCATGACAATGGCTCTTGACTTGGGATGCGGGGCTAACCCCCGCAATCACTACAAAGCTGACTCTTTTATGGCGTTAGACCAGTTTCCTGTTTTGGAAATAGTATCTGACTGGTACTTACAAGCTGACCTTGTATGGGAGCCTATTCCTTGTCAGGACAACTCTTTGGATTACGTCACGGCGTTTGACTTCATAGAGCACATCCCACGGGTTGTGTATGTAGACAAGGAAGCTAAGTATCCGTTCATAGACCTGATGAACGAGATATGGAGAGTGCTAAAGCCGGGTGGGTTGTTCTACTCATCCACCCCGGCATTCCCACATGCAGCGGCCTTCCAAGACCCGACACATGTCAACATCATCACGCCAGATACCTGGGGTGAATACTTTGATGACAAGAAGCGATGGGCCAGTGTGTACGGCTTTAAGGGTGCATTTCACATACAGAGCATGGGTTACTTGAACCAGCACCTGCAATGCGAAATGCGAAAGGTCAGCGTTTAGCAGTCCGTGCAGACTTGATGAACGCTTCTTTCGTAGGGTAACCAGCTTGACCCTTGCGTTTAGGCGGCAGTCCAGCTTTGCGGCGTTGGTTCATGTTGAAGTACAAGCCACGTTGGGCTTTAGGTGTGTATGCCATTATCTGCATCCCCAGCGTTTACGAGCAGCTTTGCCACGTTCCCCTGTCCAACTCTTACTGCGAGCGCAGAAAGACTTGTGACGGGGGCCAGACTTGGTGGGAGCCTTCAGGTTGCTACCCGTGGCTCTGTTGGCCTTGGCTCTGCCTTTAGCAGTCAGACCACCACCCTTTTTGACAGACAGCTTCTCGCCTCTGCCAACACTTAAATTGGGAAACTTCTTCTTAGGCATAGAACCTAGTCCCTTGCTTGTCAATGATGAGAGCTTGCAGCCTGGGTTTGTCAGTGGTGTGGTTAGGGATGCTCACATGCGTCCACCTGTCAAACTCACGTATCACTTGGTCATGGCCTAAGTTAGCAGCAATGATGGCCTTCACCACCTCATCTGGGGTCATGCCGGGTACACGTATGTCGGCAGCGCAACCAGTGCGGTGCTGGCTTGTGTCTTTACTGCCTACCGCATCGTTAACTGCTTTAGAGCGGAAAGCACTGTTGACAATGATGGGCCTGTCATACAGCTCATGTTTTACTCTCTCAAGAAACTCAGCCAAGCGTTTCAGGTTGGCAAGCTCTGCTTCATTGGGTGTGTTATCCAGAGTGCGGTGGTCTGTGTGCGTCAGCTCTTCCAGGGAAAAATGTGGAGTCAAGTTCATTTCACACCCCTCACCAGTGCGTCAGTCTTGTCCTTGCTACCCTTAGATGAACCAAAGAAGAAATTGAAGAACCCGGTAAGCACCGTTCCGATAAGCACACCAATGATGGTGTCAACAATGCGGGTGTTGGCATCTGGAATGGTGTAGAACGATGCCATTGCAAAGAACGTCATGGCAAAGACTGACCACACAGAAGTGAACATGTACAAGAAGTTTTTGGCAAACCAGCTATCTTGTTGCAGGGCCACCTCTTGCATGTGACGGGCGCTGGCACGGTCTTCATTCTCTAGCTGGAATTGCTTGAGGTCTATCTCTGCCAGTTTCTGTGCGGCTTCTGGGTCAGCTTGCAGGGCTTGTGTCACAGCGGCAACAGTGTCAGACACACCCAGCTTGCTTGCAATGGCAGACACGGCTGCACCACCCAAGGGGCCAGCAACAATGGTTGCCAGACCGGGAGCAGCGCCTTTAAGGAGGTTGAGTAAGGTTTCCATTTTTTAACCTTTCAGGTCAAAACTAAGATTGACATGACGGGGGTATTGCACAACACGTTCACCCTCTGGGCATTTGTATTTGATGGTTGCCAACAAAGTAGCCTTGCCTTCAGCAATCTTTTCTTTTCTCACCATAGTCAATTGATACGTAAATGTATCAATCTCTGGCCCTGCTGGGCCGCTAAACCTGCTTGCAGTGGTGGTTGCTTCATGCACCATACCCGCCGCATCACGAATGCTTGGGGTGAAGCTCTCAACAGAGCAGTCATCCCGCTTTTTTATTCTAGCAACTGTGACATTGATGGGCTGTCCAGTCTCTGCCACAATTTTAAAATGCTCTGGTGACCATTCAAGAATAGCTCTATCAAACCAACCAAACTTATCAGCAAGTGTGTAACTGCCACCTAATGCAGCAACGCTTGCGGCAACTGCGCCAATGGCTTTGGTAAGGTCAATCACGCTTTTCCCAAATAAATTTCTGGTGCACCCGTGCCTATGACAAACCCTCTCCAGGCACGATGTAGGCTTCAGGCGTACCTGCTTCCGATACAAACGTCACGTACACCGGGCTGGTGTTGGTAGCCTGTGGGCCAGTCACAACCATGACAGTATCTGGCGGCACAACCACCCCGTACTGAGGAGAGCCATTCCCAGGCACAGCCACGTTAGCAGTTGCGCTGTTGGAGATGCGAACATACACAGGCTGGCCTACGCCACCTGTGGGTTCATGGCTAATTAACATGTACTGCTGGATAGGACTGTCAGAGTACAGGGTAACTTGCTGGACAGTTGTAGCAGCGTTTAGCTTATACATCTTCCCCATAGGCTGAAAGGCAATGTTATTAGCCATCAGTACACCTTCTTGCCACCGCCGGAAGTGGGAGACTCTTTGCGGGTGAAGTAGTCATTGGGCTGGTTGTTCTTGAAGTTCCACACAGCTTGGAAACCACCAGCGGGGAGTTTGCCAGGGGTGAATTCGCCAGGGACACACAGCTTGTTTTGGATGATGCCAGTGCCGATTTGGGCAGTGACCTTCACAGATTTAACCTTGGGAATCATGTCCATTACTTCTCTCCTTGATGTTTACCAATAGGAAACTGAATACTACAAATATACCCAGTGTTGCAACTCTTGTCCACTCCGGCTCGCTCATTGTCCAGCACCCCAGGGCAAACGAAGTCAGCAACGCCAAGATGCTGATAAGCCTGTCGGTGATGATTGCAAGGGCAACTTTGATGATTTTGATTCCGTCCATGATTACTCCTTAATGTCGGGATAATCATATTATCACTTATCCTCATCATCATCTACATCCATAAACCCTGCACCCCACTCGGCATCAGAGTCTTTGAGCTTCAAGGCCTCCAGCTTCAGGGCACGGTCAGCCACCCGCATCTTGTCGGTGATGGTGGCAGTGGGGTCAGCCATGACCTGCTTGAGAAGCTCGTTTAAGGCCTTCTCCAGTTCTGGATTGATGCCCTTGGACTTCTTGCTCATCGCTTGTTCTTACGAGCGGTCTTGGTGACTTTGCGGTCAAGCTGACGCTTAATCTTCATCGCATCTGCGCTACCACGCAGTTCGTTCTCACCACCCTCACGGGCCATGCGGTCAATGTCCGCTTGTGTTGACCTGCCCATAGATTGTTTGCTGTATTCGTTTTCCATCATTTCCTAGCCTTTCTTTTGACTTTTCGTGCCGTTGTGAGTGCAATAGCAATTGCTTGCTTTTGCGGTTTACCCGCCTTCATTTCTCTGCGAATGTTGGCAGAAATGGTTTTCTGACTACTACCTTGTTTTAGTGGCATTTCATTCTCCAGTTAGGGTTTCAACAATTGCGCCAACAGGTCTTGGGATTGCGTACCCCAAAATAGCATTGTTAATCAGTCGCTGAGTGAATGACATCTTTTCTGACAATGATGCTGGTGCTACATAGATTTCATTTAACTTTGAGGCAATCGCATCTGTTTGAGCTTTGGTCATCAACTGATATGACACCAAGTCATCACTGATGTATTTCCAATCGTCTATTGCTCCTTTTAAGCTACTACCTGCTTTATCGGCAATAACTTGTCCAACTGCTTTAGCCAACTTTTCCTTGCCATCTGCTTCTGCCAAAACAATACGAGACATCTCTTGAAACTCTGCACGGTTTCTCCCAAAAAGAATGTCTCTCACACGTTTTGAATCGGTTGTGCCAGCAAGAATAATTTTTGCCTTGTCTTCAGCTGCTTGCCTAATTGCTGATGCTTCTGTTCCCGCTTGTTTCGTAACGGTTTCGGCTTCTTTTTGACCAGTAGATTTGATTTCAGAAGCGGTTTTCTTTTGTAGCTTCAACGCTTCTGCCGCATCTTGTATGCGTTTTTGCTCAACGTTTGCTGCTAGTTTTTCAGCTTCAGACATGATTTTAGGAGTTTGTTTTGTCAACATTTCTGGCAAACTCTGTGCCTCTGTACGCAAAGCCGTAGCAAGTTTTCCTCTCGCTCCACCAAAACCTTCTGCCCTGGAAAGGTTGGCAACATATGTTTGAGCTTTTGATTGCAAATCAGACAGAGATGGGTGAGACAAGAAGTCTTTATTCTTTGCTTGGTTTAACCATGAGCTTGCTTGTTGAGCATTCATGCCTTTAAGCTGACTTGCAACATAGTCCCCAGCAGTCTGCCTTACCAACTTCTCGTCACCTGTCTGGGTGATTAACCTATCAACACCTGTTCTGTTTGAGAAAAATACATTTGCTAATTCAGCAGGTGGCTTTAACACATCTGCTGTTCCTTGCTCTATCTCAGTCAAGGATTTACCTGCTTTTGTTTCAAACAACTCTAAGCGTTTTGTAGCCTGTGACCAGTTGTCTTGCAATGCTCTACGGTCTACTTGACCAACATAGTCCTCTTGCAACTTCTTCAGCAAGCCATAAACATTTTGTTGAACTTGTCCTTTGACCGCCTCATAGCCTTCAGGTGGATTCTTAAATACTGTGCCAGCAAACCTACGAGCATCATCAGCCGCTTCAAAAGAAGAATTAAAAACCCTGTAAAACTTACCACCTTCTTCTTGTACGGGAAAACCATTTCTTGATGCTGCTTCTGCTTGGTCTTTTGTTAATTCATAACGTTGGTCAATCACAGAATCACGGATGCGCTTATAGAAAGAAAGCACACCAGGGTCTGTAACTTTACGCACTGTTGGAGATGTAACTGGGTCAAAAGGTCTTGTAAGCGCTTCTATCCGCTTGTAAGCCTCCATATCAGATAGTTTTACGCCTTTAGCTTCATTTGCAGCAACAATTTTTGCCTGTTCTTGACGCAAAGTTTTATCAAGCACATCTCTTTCATCAATGATGGACTTTTGTCTTGCCAAGGTAGTTTCTTGAACAGGTGTAAATACATCTGTTAAAGGTTTGTCTTGTCCAATAGTCTTTATTTCTTCTTGTGCCTTGCCAATGTTTTGTTGACTTCTTTGTGTTAACTCACCTGATTTTTGTCTCAGGTTTGAAATTTGAGTGCGAGTTTGTTTTTCAAGTTGCTGTACTTGATTTTGAGCTTTAGTCAGAATATCTTTTGCATCTATCTCTGCAAGTTGTCGTATAGAAGGGCTATATGACCTAGCTCTTGCTCTAATGTCATCCGCACGTTTTGTTGCATCATCTAAGATTCTTTTTGACTGAAAAGCGGCTTGTGACTCTATTGCACCAGCATCTATTGCCGCTGTACTACGCAAACGTGCAACATCCTTCTTCAGCATTTCAACAATTTCTTTTTCTGCTTCTATGCTGCTTTGACCACCACGAATGTCATCTAGTTTCTTTTGGATGAATGCACGTTGTTCTCCTGAAAGATTAGGTGCAGCAATGCCTTGTTCTTGCAATAACTGTCCTACAGTCCTGCCTGTAGAAAAGCCGGGTATTCCCATCTTTGTACCCAGGGCAGCAGCCAATCCACCAGCTCTTGTACCTAAATATTGGAGAGGAATAGGAGCGAGCGTACTAGCTGTCAAGCGAGTTAACTCAGCACCAAGACCGGGGCCATACTGAGATTCATAAATCTGACCACCAGTTTCTCCAGTCAAACCACCAACAACACCTGTTGCAAATGCCGCAGGGCGTGACGATTTCATGGCTGTGCCAGCCATCTCTAAACCAGTACCTACATATTTAGCCGCTCTTCCAACAGGGCCGGGTATAGCCTCACCTTTACGTATAACCTTGCCTGTTGTTTCTGCTATTTCAGGAAACACTCCACCAGTAATACCACCTATCAAACCTTGACGGCCTACTTCAACAGCTTGGCCTACTATGTCTTTTTTAGGTTTGTCTTCTGCATAGTTTTGTTGAGGTATAGGCGAGTCAACAACATCATCTTCAAATTTGATGGTTGTTTTTGGGGCTTGGTCTTCAAATTTAATTGCCATAATTACTCCACAATAGCATTTCTGCCATTAATAGTAATTTCTGTTCCTGGAGCAAGATTGGCAGCTTCTGCCTCTTGTATAGATGAAAAATTTTGACGTTGAGTTTGTCTCGTAGATTGTGACTCCATACTTGTGTTTGGCACAATTTGTGGCTGGCTTAAAAGCTGTTCCATTTTTTTGCCTAATGGTCTTCTGTTTGCTTTCAATACATTTAAAGTGTCTTCCACACTAAATGGAACGGTTTTGTTTATTCTTTCAATGTTTTGAATGTTGTTTTGTTTTTGACCGGGTGTTGCACCTGGCATTTCAGCGTGTACTTTTATGCCTGTTTCAATTTCTTGTTTAACACGGGCAAGATAAATTGCCATGTTAATAGCATCATCACCTTCTCTTGGTTTTAATGTGCCAAAACTTTGTATTGCAGCTTTTGTTGCTCCTGTGGCAAGACCCTGCGCTTCCAATCTGGCAAGAGCAGCATCTAAGCTATTTGCTATTTGTTCAAAAGCACGTTGGTCTTTATTTGTAACTTTTCGTGCGGCAAAAGCAGTAATGTTTCGCAATACAGTGTCTCTATCTGCGCCTATCATTCCAGCAAAAATAGGAGACTCAGCTACTGCTGGTAAATTTGTCAAGTTAACCAAATCATTGGTAGCGTTTTCTATATTGCCATACACCCGTGATGCAAACGTCAAGGCGTTTTGACCCTGGGCTTTGGTTGCAGGACTTTTTGCTTCTCTTTGCAGTTTTGCCAAACGCTCACGCTGCGCCATAGCCTCACGGGAACGGCGTTCAGCATTGGCTTCTGCATCTGCTTTGGCTTGTAAGTTGTTTTGCAATGTCACGCCTTTGTCCACGCTAGAGCGCAACTCTTTGATGGCGTTGAGTGTGCCAACCATGCCAACACGGTCTTCCATCGCCTTAAACAATGGAGAGCCAGAACGGGCCAGAGCTAACTTACGAGCAATCTCACCAGCCTCTTTGTCGTACTGGTACATCTTGACTGCTTCTTCATAATCCTTTTCCAAGGTCTTGACGGCCTCTTGCATGGATTTGAAGTTCTTGTCAAAAGAGTCTTTCTCTTTTCTATACAAGTCTGCACGGCCTTTTTGGTAGCCTTCCAGCATTCCATTCATAGCGTACATGGCCTGTTGTGCGTTTTGTTTGCCTCCACCACCAACAGCCATTCCAATGACGTTGACCAGCGAAAACAAACTAGCCAAGTCTTGTGCGTTGTCTTTGGTGGGAGCAAAGGTCATTTCCGCAAACTCTTCACGCTTTGTCTTTAAAGCCTCACGCTCTGGCAAAGCACGAATGTCTTTCGCTGACTTTTGTGCCAGGACTTGCTGTCCTTCTAAATCTTGTATTTTTTGTTCTTGCTCGGCACGTTTAATCCCAATATCAGCCATGCCAATATCTTTTTCAGCCTTGACTTGAGCCTCGGTAAGCTCTGCTTCTACTGGTGCTTTTTCAGCAAGTCCCACATAATTTTTGGGAGTTTTAGGCATACCCTGCCCACCCAGCAAGGCTGCCGTTTTTGGTAGATTTAGAGTATCAGCTAGTGCCATTATGTAGCTCCTGGCGTTGCGGGGGGTGTGCCAGCAGCGATTCTGGCAATGTTGTTGAAGTATGAAGAGGTCAACTGGTTAGCGTACTGGTCAGCTTGCATACCCGTGCGGATAGCACCCAGAGCCATCTGGTCACCTATACCCGACAACTTCAGACCGTAGTCGTACTGCTGTTGCAACAACTGGGTACGCAAGGCTTGCACCTGTGCTTCCATCTGCTGTGCGCCAACACCACCTCTGCGCTCTGCGCCCTGTGCAGCTTGTGCCCGTGCAGCTTGGATAGCTTGCTGGCCTGTGGGAGTGAGTTCACCCCGCTGTGCCGCCGCTTGCAATGATTGACCTTGAGCTTGGTAAGGCGCAGCCACAGCTTGTATCTCTCGTCTACCAGCCTGACCAGCTTCCCGTGCTTGTGCGGCTTGTCTGCCACCCAGCAACGCTTGTACGCCAGTAATGCCTAGGCGAGCAAGAGTATCTTTGCTCAACCCAGTAGCTTGTGCAGCCCTGTCCATCAAGCCAAGGTCTTGAGCGGGAGCAAGGTCTGGCAGTGCGGTAGCCCGTCCAGCACCTATGTCCATGTACTGCTGAATATCTGCTGGCACAGGAGCATTTAATCCTGGTGCTATTGGAGCAGGTGCAAAATCTTGAGTGATGGTAGGCTCAAATTGTGAACCCATTGGGAAAGTAGAAATTTCTGGGGGCGGGGCAGCGGATATTGTTTCAGAAAACTGAGGCTGTAACCCAACAGTATCTGCCTCTGAACTTGGCCCAGCATAGCTTTCTTGAGGCATATCAGCCACAGAATAGAACTCATTTCCACCATATTCGTCTTGAAAAGACGGTATTCCTGTCTCAGGGTCAGGTTCACCAGAGCCACCCTGTGCTTTTAGCAGTGCTGCTTCCTTGGGAGTGATGTAAGCCAGCATGTGCCCTTGTGGGGCTTTCGCTTGCAACAGTGCGGCAATCTGGCGCACATCTGCGCCAACGCTGGTCATTTTCCTGAGTGCTGAAGCCATTTACAGTCCTAACGCATCTTTAAGACGCAGTGATTCCTCGTTCCACACATCCCGGCGAGGCTTACCAGTTTTCTTACCCTCAATTTCACCCGCTCCACGGTATCCTGTCAATGCCTGTCCCAGAGTGGTTGACGGGGCAAACGGAGGCTGTAGTGTAGTCCCCAAGTTCGTCCTTGTACGAGGCTTTGCTTTTGGCGTTACACCACCGTAGATAAACAAGTCCGGCTTGTACGGCTCTTCTTTTTCACCTGGAGGTTTATCTTCTTCTTCAGGAGGCTTTTCGTCTTCTTCAGGAGGTTTCTCTTCTTCAGCGGGTGGAGCAACCTCTTCAACGGGTGGCTCGTCTACAACCACGTTCCCAGACACGTTAGAGGTGGCATTACCACCTCCACCACCTGCGTCAATAGTTACGTTACCACCAGGGCCGCCGCCTCCATCACCAGGGCCAACAATTACATTCCCGGCTGCGTTACCACCGCCACCTAAACCACCGTCAGAGATAACAACATTCCCGGCGGCATTGCCGCCACCAGCGTCAGCAATAACCACATTTCCTGCTGTGTTTCCAGCACCCACATCTGCACCTGGGCCAACAACTACGTTGCCACCAACATTAGCACCGCCTATCCCGGTCAAATCAATAACTGCTTGCTCTGTTGTTCTTGGTCTTGACCGTTCTGTGTAATCAGCTTCTCCAGCAATTACACGGGCAGTTTGGGCATCTAATCTTGCAATTCTTTCTTCATCAGTTTCTACCCCTCTTCCTGGCGCAGCCGGAGCAACTGCTGGAGTAAAGGCTGGGCCAGCAACAGCAGCCTGTCCCGGTGTCGGAGTTGGCTTTATTAAATCAAGAACCTTTTGGTCAGCAGGTGAAACAGATGAACCACCACCAGTGCCTTTATCACCAAGAATTACAAGTCCTTCACCAGCAACTGCACCACCAGTTTTGGATGTGTCTGTTGCCGTAAAGTCTGGGCGCTTGAAAGTTGCCGACACTCCCATTCCCGGCAGGAGTTCCCCACCTGCGTCAAATTTATAATTTGTGATGTAAGCAATCTGTTTACCTGTCGGAGCACCAGGGTCATATTTAACAATATACTCATAAGGCTTTCCATCTGGAGTTGTACCAGTAATAGTTCGACCGTAAGAGGTTATGCCATCGCTGTCTGTTGAAACTGAAATCTGGCTTGATGTTTCACCTGCCTTACCCAGCATTTCTGGCATAGCAGAAATTCTTGCCAAATTAAGTGCAGACGAATCATCACCACCTGCAACTTGTACACCAGGGTCAACGCCAGATACAGAAGTGGCTGTGTCTGCTCCTGTCTTTTTAAAGTCTGAACCAATAGCACCAGCCGCACCGACAAGAGCGCCAGCAACGCCTCCAGTAACTCCACCACCAACAGCTCTACCAGCAATGTTGCTATCAGTGGCAGATGTAACTCCAGAACCAACAAGAGCGCCTTTTGCGTTTCTAATTATGTCTGCTTCATTTCCACCAGTAGCCGCTGTTTGCACTACAGACGCAGCCGTAGATACAACAAGATTTGTAACGGCTGGATTACCAACAATATCATTTACTGTTTTTGCTGCTCCTGGTGCATTTAATTGCACAGTGGCGGCAACAGTTGCATTTTTGATTGCATCTTCTACTGGAACTCCTTGGGCAACTTGTGCAGTAGCACTTGCAATAGCAGTACCTACAGCCGTAGCTGTAGCTGTAGCAGATGCAGCCGCAGCCGCAGCCTGTGCCGCTGTACCACCAGCCGCCAATACAGCGTTAGATGCGTTTGCTGCACTTGTCAAGTAACCAGCTTCCAT